GCGTCCACCCACGAGGGGTGGGAATAGCATCCTTTTTATAATTAGGAGGACTGATTGCCATATTATTCGCCTTTCATATTTTTGTATGCTTCCATGGTCTTTTTAAGAGGATTGCGCACACCCTGATCACCAGAACGAACTGCATCGCCACTATTACGACCACCTGCTGCTTTAGTTACTTTCCCTGCCTTTGATGCATCGTCATGACCCTTTTCTTGGGTTTCATCTACTTCAGGATTCTTAGTAGGTTCCATCATATCTTTGGCACCCTTACCCTTTAGAGCATCTTCAGGTTTTTCTGCCTTTGCTGCATTAGGGTTGTTTTTTTCATTCAGGAATGAAGTCAGTCTCATGCGGATTGATGCTTTTTCTTCGATAGAACGAAGAGTGTCACCAAGCATACCATTCTTAGAAAAACTATCAAGTGCTTTCTGTAGGACTTTTTTATCCATTTTCTTGATAGGAACTTGAGTAGAACCTTTGCCTGAGAATAAAGCAACGTGATTACCCTTTTTGTCTTTCACGATCTTAACCTGAGCACCACCTTTACCCTTCATTGTAGCAACATCAGTATAGTCACCTGCTGCTTCCATTTTAGGGTTCATTTCAACTTCATCTTTCTCATCATCAGAAGGTTTCTTTTTCTTTTTCTTTTTATCTTCTTCATCACCGTTGTCGTCGTTACCGTTATCGCCATTATCTTCTTCATCATCATCTTCATCGAGAGATTTAGAAACTGCTTTACGACGCTTATGTAAATATTCATCAGATGAATCAACATCGCCATCATTATCGATGTCTTTGTCTTTACGATCTTTAAACTTTTTCTTCACTGCATTTGGTTGCACACTATCCATACCGTCACCTTCGTCTGACTTATCGTTGGTGTTATCTTCTTTTTGCAATGCCTCATCGACATCGTATTCTTTACCACCGATAGTAAAGGTTTTATCACCATTTTTCTTTGCCATCTTAGCAGCATAGATATAGTTATTTTCTTTTTGTTTTTCTTTTGCTTCTTGGATCTCTTGATATGCTCGACCCATAGCTTCAACTAATTGTTTGGACATTTTATTCTCCTATTACATCCACATATGGGCAACATACGTCCCCACGGCTGCGACTACAGCCGCATATACTATTTTATTTATAAGATTTACTGTACGTGCATTATCGTCGACTTTTTTCTCTATATCGTCTAATTTCATAGACAAACGATTAAGTCGTTCATACATTTTTGCGTGATCATCGTTCAATGAATTTATTTTCTCTTCTGCCCTTGCCATAGAAACCATAGCATCAGTCAGACGATCTAACTTCTCTTCGATTCTTGTTAATCTTGCTTCTTCTGGCATTTTTTGTTTTTCCTAGAAAGGTTTTAGATCGCTCTTTTTGATATCGACAAACATAATAATGCGATTACTTTCATCGACTTCAACTGTTAATTTTTTACATGCTAATCTCATAGAACCTTTATATTCCGGTGCGTCAGGAGATTTAACATTTCGCGCGATTGTACGTTTTGCTTTCAAACACTCACTCAAACCATCACGAACAGTGTATTCTTGCACCGACAAAGGACTACCAAAGAACATCAATAATACGATTGCTTCTTTGATCATAACTATCCTCCGAGTTTTTCTGTAATGCTTTTAGATTTGACTCGAGGATTTTCTTCTGTGTCTAACAAACGAATGATATAGTTATTACCGTTATCATCTTTGCCGACTTCTACAAGTCTCTTTTGGCAAGTAAACCTGAATGGTTTGCCGCCATCATAAGTTTTCTCGCTAACTTTTTTTGCCTTCAGGCAATCTACCATTTTATGATGTCCAACGTGTGATTCTACTACGCCATTGACATACAATAATAGTGTGATACAAACCATTTCCACTGTCATCTTAGTGTCCGTTCTGTTGTTTAATTTCTAATTGAGTGTCTTTAATTTTTTCAATTTGTTCTTCTAATGAATTAATTCGTTTTTCAAAAAACTCCATCATCAACTTTTGCTGTTGATCAAACGGTGCTTGACCTGTTTCAATTTCTACAGTTAAACTTTCAAGTTCTCCTGCTAAGTGTTCAATCAACATGAACTGTTCGCTGTCAGCAGGTAAACTACCCATCTCACCTCTTGGCCATTTTATACGAAACTCAGTATTTTGACTCAAGTCAGATTGCATCATAGTCTGTTGTGTTTCGACTAAATTTAATCTTTCAACGATGCCAAAGTATGCCCAAGTTGCCAATGATGTAAAAGCAATCATGCTAATAATATTGCGAAGCGGAAGTGCTACCTCAGTTCCTTCATTCAGTTTATTTACCATAACCTATTACCATTTTTCTTTATCTGCCCAATATGCAGCGGACATCTTACCTTTTTTAATGTTCTTTGCATGACGTGCCTTAAATGATGCACGTTTCTTTTTCATCTTATCGGACTCACCCTTTTTAGGATCACCTGCTGTAGAAGCACCTTGCTCACCAAAACGAATAGTTTTAATTTTATCACCATCTTTAGCAACAACAATATGACTCTTTTTTGGATGATCAGGAGTTCTCTTTGCTTTATTAAAACCTGACACTCCTGCTTTTTTTAAACGAGGATCTTTTTCTTCATTCTGACCAGGAGTTATCTGTTTCATTTTCTTTACAGAGGCATCAGAACCATAGTCAAGAGTATATTCTTTGAACTTTTTCATGATTCTTCTTTGCCCTGCGCTTTATCCCTATATGTTTTTTTCACGTCATGATCTGTCATTCGACTTACTGATTTTATCATAGAAGGTTGTTTGACGAGTTTACGAAGATGTGCCTTTACCTGAGATGGAGAGTTCCCATCCATATAGACCTTTGGTAAACCTTCGATGTCTACTTCAAACTTCATTGCTTCATAAAACCCCTTGAAAGTTTTCATTTACCCATGCTCTTTACTTTTTTCTTACGATTGAACCCCTTAGTATCATCACGATCCATCATACCTTGTACGTCTGCACCAGGATCATCTTTACCATGATATCCTGCTGCCTTACCAGGAGCAACTTTTTTGATCTTACCGCCACGCTTTTTGAAAGCATCCATAGCACGTTTCATTGCTGCGGAATCCATTCCCTTGCCTTCGTATTCCATACCAGCAGTTACAGGAGGTTTTTTCTTCAAATCTTTTGCTCTTTGAATAGTTTCCTGATCCGATTTTTTCTTAGCAATTTTATCCATTTTCTTTTTAGCGTTTGCTGCTCGTTGTTTTTGAGTAAATCCAAATGCAGATTTACCAGCTGCATTTGCTTTTGCAATGTCTGCCTTTTGATCCTGATTGGTTTTATGTTTATCAAGTTTCTTTTGAGCAATTTTAGCACGACCACTGGTCGTTAGTCTATTAACGACTGCACCACCTGCTGCTTTGGCAGTCTTTTTAACTAGCTTACCAATGATGCCTTCATCAAGAGTTTTTTCTTTAAATGCCTTTTTAGTTAGATCTTTATGAATAACAGCAAACATGTTGCCATCCATTGCTCGTTTTAATTCTAATACTTTACCGCCAATTTGTTTTGCTTTCTTTTGTGCTTCTGCTTTCGATGTGAACATGAAAAGTTTTTGTGCCTCGTCAAGTTCAAGAGCATTATTTTCAGCAAAATCATCCATAGTAAACTCTTCTTTAAGTTTCTTTATTTCTGGTGCTTTCATATTGTGTTTTGTAATAAGTTTTGTCATTGCAAGTTGAGTTACAAATGGAATATCTGCTTTGACTAACTGAATAAGTGTATCTTTATCTTTATCTAACTTTTTCATAATTGTCGAAAGTTTCTTTTGAGCATCTGGGTTAATCTTTTTACCCCTTAATGGTTCAAATTCTTTCTTCAAAGTTGCCATTTGAGATTTTGCTTCATCGACTTTTTCCATCCAATTCTTACCATTTGGATCTTTTGAGTCATACATGCACTTCGCTTCAGTTGGCATACCAAACTTATCACCACAATTTTTACAGACCATACCTTCACAATCCGCTTCTGTTCTTTCTTTAACAGATTTTTCTTTTTCCTTTTTAGCGATAGCGATTGCTGCCTGTTGTGCAGGATTTGCTGCTTTACCTTCGGCAAGTTCTGCCCTCAGTTCGTCAAAGGTTTTCGTTTTGCTTTCGTTTTGTCTTTTAAGAACTGCAGCAACCTGTGGATGCGATGACAATCCCTTTTTGATTTTTTCGATCGCTTTGACTGCACCAGTCATATTGCCACCAGCATATCTTTTATCTGATGCTACACCGATTGCCATTTTAATATCTTTAGGACTATATTTCATTTTATCCTCTTACCTTTGCTGCTAGATCTTTGTCTGCTTTACCCCAAGTTCCTGAGGACTTAGTTGTGAATGAATTAACTCGTGCCATTGCCCACTGCTGTGGCGTAGTTCCTGGACGATGCCCAGTTTTCCATGCTGCCATGCCGCGATTATAAACCTTTTTCAGGATACCGAGAGGCATACCAGACTTTTCTGCCTTCTTCTTTAATCCTTCAGTGTTTTCGTTAAACTGACTAAATTTAATCATGATGTTTCCCTGTTTTTCTTTTTAACATCGCGAAGGCGTGCACGATCCATCATTCTATCATGGCGTTTATCTGCTGCTGCCTTTTGACGTGCAATACGTTTTTTTGCCATATCAACTCTATCTTGTTCACCAAACATCTGTTTGAATTTTTTAGTATGTTTACTTGGTTTCGTTTTCGCTGTAGCATCACCAGGAGCAGGTTTATAGGCAGCAGGATTATCATCATCCATTTTTGATTGTTTTTTAAACTGAGCATCTCTGCTTTGCTTCGTAGATTTTTTCAGTCCTTTATGATACTGCGCAGGTTGTGAACCTTTACGATCACCAATGTCTGGATCTTCTTTTTCATTAATTTTTTCTACATCAGTTAGCCATTTTCTATATGATTCGCCATTAGTTTCAATGATAACATAGTTAGCACCTAGATGTTTGATTTTAGCAACCAAACCAGATTCTTTAACGACAACCTCGTCACCTGCTTTAAATAATTTACCATCCATATAAGATTCACGAACGTCTGATATTGGTTCTAATTGAATTTTATTTTTAAAATTCGTTTGTTCGCTAAGACCCATGCCTGAACGAACTGAATTATAAATTTTCTTAGCATCAGCATTCTTGACTGCTCTCGGTAAACCCTGAGAGAAAGTAGAAAAGTCATTATCTTTTGCGGCAGCACGCATCTTACTTGCACTCATACCTGCTGCGCCATCTGCATCAGGATCACGATCTCCAGCAGATATAATAGTAATTTTTTCAAAGTTGTAGAAACCGTGTCTACCTTTAACGCCATTATATTTTTTAATTCTTGTATCAAACTCACGGATTCTATCAGAACCAACCACACCTACAATGTTTTTGAAACCACTTTCATATAGTTTACTAGCAACTTCTAAAAGATTTTTTGCACCTTTATCAACCAATATATTACGAGCATGGCGAGGAAACATTTTCCGAGCAATCTTTACTTTTTCTTTGTATCCCAAAGGATTCTTATCTTCATCTTGAGACTGAGATAAATAAATTTTATATGGGTTAGACCCTGCTGCTTTTGATATTGCATCTAGCAGTTTTTCATGACCAATAGTAGGAGGATTCATTCTACCAAAAGTAAAATAAACAATCTTCTCTTCTTCTACAAGATAATTTTTAAACGAATTAATTGCCACTCTTTGCACGCTTTCTTTCAATTTCTTTTTTTCTAACATCTTTAAATAACTTTTTTGAAATCGCAACAACTTTACGTTTCATTGCAGGAGAACCAAGTCTTTTCTCAAGTTCTTGCCTCCTTGAGAAAGATAGTTCACCTTTATCGATACCTTTGGTAAGTTTTTTGAAGATGTTTGTACGTGCTTGACGAAGTGCTCTTTTTTCAAGAGTGTCTTTAGTTGCTGTTCTTTTTTCAGCTTTTTTACGACCAAGAGCAATTTTATGCTTGATCTTTTTCATCATCCGACCACGTTGAATACGTTGTGCGGTGGTAAGTGCTTCTGCTTGAAGCGCATTGAATTCTTTAAATGACATCTTTGCCATCGGTCTACCTTCCTGGTTTATCCCATCCCTTTAATATATCGGGTGAAAAGTTGGCATATGAGAATTCCATACGGTCAACAATTTTCACTGCATCACCACCAAGTTTATCAATCGCCACATAACCTTCTTCACCTGTTACTTTGTAACCCTTTGTGGTCTTTAAGAAGGTATCGACTTTTGATAGTTTATTAAGACTATTTATAAGTTTCAGTTTCGCTAATACTATCTTCTTTTGAAGATCAAACATTGAGATTAATGAACGTTTATTTCCTGCTGAGAAAAAGGCAAGGAGGTCATCAAGTTTCTTTTGTTGAGTCGCCTTACCTTTATCAGACTTTCTTTTTTCTATTTCTTTTTTAAATTTAGTATTGATCCAACGA